CCATCCTTAATAGGCGGATTCATAAAATAGGATTGCATATACTCGCTTGGCTTTGCCGTAAATCTGTAGCAGCTTTCTTTGTAGGGACAATTTGTCCCTGGGCACATGGTTATGTCAGGACTCATTATTATATGTATTTAGGCGTTTTATTGCACTTTTCTACGATTTATACGGCATTGCATATAAAAATAGCCGTTAATGTGTAGGATATCTTACATTTTACACCCTTTTTGTAAACTCTAGTTAACCTTATCCGCTAATCTTTAGCAAGACTAGGTAACCAATCAAATCGTTTATAACGTCCTCATCGTCGCGCTCTAAGCTACCATTTTTAATCCGCTTTAGCTTGTCATCAATTCTAACCAGTAGTCCCTCCCTAGCGGACAACTGACTAAATATGCCAAGAGGCTCTAGAGCTGAGTTTCCGTACTTTAGATTTTTAGCAATTAATAAGTCGCGTATTTCGTCAAGTACAACACAAACTTGGACGGCAAAGAAATTATTCTCCATTACTTAGTATTTTCATCAATAATGCCATGAGCAATAAAATACCAATTATCGTTGGAATCATTCTTAAAAGTCTTTTTCTCGTCATAATATTGCTTAAATGATTTGTACTCGTCGCCAAAGGTGTATTGGCTACTTTTGTATTTAGACCGTCCTTTTTTTACTAGTAATCCATCGGGAAACAAAACGTAAAATTCGTTTTCCTCGACCGCCTGGTTAAACTCCAAGTATTGCATCCACCAATCTACTGGCTTTCTGTTTTCGTCTAATACCTTGGTTGCCTCCAGGTAGCCAAACGGATTTAAAATTTTGTCCTCTTCCATACGCAAGTTAAAAGGATAAAAACCGAGACGAAAAAAAAAGATTGCCTTTTGATTAAAATATTTTTGGTAATATGTTGGAATCTCAGAAATAACTATTATTATTGTATCACAAATCAGAACAACAACAACCAAAACACCAAAACTATGACCCATTTGCTAGAATTCGAAAAAATCAAGCCGACATCAAGTTACGAAACCGTTTCTTACAAATCCGTTTATAAAATCAACGACAAAATTTTTATAATCTATGTTGATAAATGCATTTCTAAGCCTAATAAGTACACGTTTGATATTTTGCACAATGGCAGAACTTACCGTGCTTTTGCAACTTATACAAGTGCAAAAAAAGCGATGATTGATTGTGCAATTAGAGTAAAAAATATAATTAACGCCTAAAAACTAATTAACCAAAACACCTATGAATTACGAGACAGAAACCCATTACGACAAGCAATTTAATTTCATTTACGAGGGATTTGAGTACGTGTGGCAAGGAGATTACACGGTTAATAATTCCTCAGAGGATGAAAGCGAGTACGCTCCAGGCTATGGAGAAAGCGAAATAGTAATTGACCACACGTCTAGCCTATTTTACTTTAACCCGGCAACCGATGAGGTAATTGAGGCAATCCCAACGCCTAGCATTTTAATGGAATTAGAGATAGAAATTGAACGCAACCTTTAAACACTTAAACATCTATGGAAAAATCACAGAGTATCACAAACCTAACGCAAGGACTTGCCAAGTTCCATGCTATGGTTGGGAAAATTAGCAAAGACGCTAAGAATCCGTTTTTTAAGTCAAATTACGCAAGCTTGCCTCACATAATTACAGAGGTCAGCGAACCGCTCGAAAAGGCTGGTTTAATCCTTAGCCAGTTTCCAAACGGCGACGGCCTTACCACGATGCTAATACACGCCGAGACTGGCGAGTACATTTCAGCAACTTACACTCTCCAGGTAGTACGACAGAACGACCCACAAGCGCAAGGCTCGGCAATTAGTTACGCTCGTAGATATGCAATTACAAGCATTCTAAACCTAGCAATTAGCGACGACGACGGAGAGGCTGCATCTCGACCAGTACGCCAGGCTCCAGCGGTTGTAAAGACTAAACCGACCGACGAGCAATTTGCTTTTATAGTTAAATACCTAAACGGAACGGATGCCCAGCAAAAGCAAGCCAAAGAGGCAATAACGAAATACGAATTTACACAGGATCAAAAAGACACCTTAGACGGATTAATTTAAACTAACCTATACAACTATGAATCTTTACGAAATAACAAGAGACGCCCAAGAGTTAGCCTTTCTATTGGAAACCGAAGAGCTGACGCCCGAGCTGGAGGCAATGCTAGTAATTAACCAGGAACAACTCCAGGCAAAGGCTGGCAATTACGCCAAGGTTATTGCAAATATCCAAAGCGATAGCGATGCAATCGACCAAGAAATAAAAAGGTTAAAGGCAATGAAGGACAGTAAGGACCGAGCCATTACAAGGCTCAAGGACGCGCTAAGGGAGGCAATGCTAGTAAGTACAATCGACAAGATAGAAAGTCCTTTATTCAAGCTTAGTTTACGCCGTAGCGAGTCAGTCGAGGTCGACATTGTGGAGGCTTTACCTAGCCAATTTGTCAACATTAAAAACGTGGTAACCGCTGACAAGGTAGCAATCAAAGAAGCCATAAAGCGCGGCGAAAATATTATTGGCGCAAGAATAATCGAAAACTTTAACCTACAAATTAAATGAGCAATTACCTCTATTTAGGCAAATTCATTAAGCGCCCAGGAGACTTGGCGCCAAAAGGTGTCGCCTCCACATACGACAAAGAAAAAATTTCTTTTAACGAAACCTTTGAAAGACTATGGAACTTGATGCGATAATGCAACAAATTAAAGCGCTTTACCTAGAAGGTTTAACGCGCAAGAAAATTGCAAAGCTTGTTGGACTAGATCAGCAAAAAGTAGGGTATTTGCTTTATACTAAAATGAGGTTGCACGAGCTTTACCCGAGAAAGTTAATGGACGAGAATATATTTCAAATCCTGACCGACCACAAAATTAGTCGAATTTTAACTTTGGCAACATACGGCTACGATTGCCGAGAAATAGCAGAGGATCAAAACATTGAATTTCGCAAGGTTAAAAAGCTGCTGGACGTTGCCGAATCTAAAAACATGATTGAGAAAAAAGTATAAAATCTTTGTTATTAATTAGAATCTTTAGATATTTCGAAACATTTAAACAAACACCAATGAAAAAAGCATTTAAAGTAATCGGAAAAATCATTTACACAGTTTTGGCATTGTCGCCAATCTTTGCGCTGGGTTATATGCTCGGCTTAAAATTATTGTAAACACCTAAAACCAAACTCTTATGGAAACGATTAAAATTAAAACCACGCATTTTGTAGATACGGAATTTAATATTCCAAAGTACTTTAAAATTATGCATCACTACCAAATGATTTTGGACAACGAAAATTATTTGTTTGTCAAGTCTCGTTTAGAAAATACATTACTTATTTATCCTGAGATTTCAATCCATCCAATTAGCTATTCGGCTGGGCGATGGTACGACGAAACGATTAAACAGGAATTAATTCCAATTAGTGAGCAAGAGTTTAAAGACGAGTTTACAAAAGCAAGTGTTGAACTATTAAACTATTTGAATTGATGGAATCGACCGACTCACAAAACGCACTTATTAAGGGATGGCTATTAAATGGCCATTCCCTTACTCAGCTGGAGGCGCTTACCCAGTTTGGATGCTTTAGGTTGGCCGCTAGGATTGCGGACCTTAAAGACAAAGGTTTAGACGTAGTGACCCACATGGTTACTTTGGAAAATGGAAAACGAGTTGCACGTTATATTTTAAAGCCATGACACCAAAAGAAAAAGCAATAGAAATCTATACTAAAATGTTTAATCAAATTTATAATTCTTATTCAACTGATTTTGTAGTAAGGCAATGCGCTTTAATAGCAGTAAATGAGGTTATAAATTCGCTTAAATCATTTGCTGAATCTGACGACTGGAAGCAAGTTAAAGAAGAAATCGAAAAACTATGAGACGAAAAAACCTAACTGAATACGAAAAGCAGCTAATTTTTGAAAAATGGCAAGACCGTACACCGACAAAGGTAATTGCATTGGAAATGGGGGTTAGTTATATGTGCATTTATTACCAACTAAAGAAGCGTTACCTCGTTGGATAATTCAAAAAGTTTTATATTTGTGTATTGAAATGGAATATTTGAGAGGTCGCAGCCTTGGATATTTCATAGGTTTATAACCAACTGGCCCCGACGACTGCGACACGTTTGGGGCCTTTTTATTTATTATGAACGGTAAAAAATCCTTTGTCCTTTATACCGACCAAAAAGAGGTATTCGACGAATTAACAGACGAAGACGCTGGCAAGTTAATAAAGCATATTTTCGCCTACGTTAACGACGAGAATCCAGATACAGACGACAAGTTTGTGCGCCTAGCTTTTCTACCCATTAAGACCCAGTTAAAAAGGGATTTAAAGGTTTGGGACGAAAAAAAGTATTTAAGATCAGAGGCTGGAAAAAAGGGAGGTCTAGCAAAAGCTAGCAATGCTAGAAATGACCTAGCAAATCCTAGCAATGCTACAAATTCTCTAGCAAACCTAGCTGTTAATGTAAATGGTAATGTTAATGTAAATGATAATGTTAATGTAAATGGTAATGTAAATAAACAAATAGGCGCGAGCGCTCTTTTTTCTTTGGAGGATATCTTTAATGATTTTATAAAAGAAAAGCCTTTAAAACGACCTTACTTTGAAAGAATGGCAGAGGTACATTCGACGGATTCGGATACGATTGAAAAATTGTTTAAAAAATGGTCGGTTTTAAAAGAAGGCGAAAGCATGACCATCGCCAAGGCGGAGAATAGTTTTAATCTTTACCTTGGCAATAATTTAAAAACTAGTTACAAGCCAGCGGAAAAGTCAAAAACCTACAACGTTTTCGACGAGCTTTACGAGGATTTACAAAAACAAAAACTTTTAAAAAATGGATGAGATAATTTTAACGCACCTCCGAAAAATGGAGTTTGTTTGTGGCCTTAAACAATTTAAGGAATACAAAAAAGAAGAGGCAAACGAATTACTTGGATGCCTTAGCAAATTATTTGGCTCTTATGGCTGGATGACTGAAGACCGAGTAAACTACATTCTCCATGCTGGTATGCGTGGCCAATACGGCGATTTTTACCACGTTAACGAAAAGACGGTTAGCGTTTGGATTAATCAATATTATGCGCACCACCAAAGCCAAATCGTACAGGAGGTCCAAGCTTTAAACAACAAAGAAAAGGAGCCAACAAACGAAGAGATTGCGTACTGGATTGAAGTTGGTAAACAAACGTTTCGAGACAATTACTTGGAGGCCAAACAAACTGGAAATTGCAAGCACCTTGCTGACTGGGGGATGTACTGGTTTAACAAGTTCCAAGAAAAAGGAATTTTAAAACCTTGGGAGTTTAACGTTGAAGAATTAGAAAGCGACGTGCGTAAGGAATTGCGGTTAACAACCAGGTACGTTGAAGAGTCAACAGTTGGCGCCAAGACAAAGAATAAGATTTGGAAATTGTTTATTTTACAGGCAATTAAGGACGGAAAAAACTTAGATCAGTTGATATGAGACACGGCTCTTTGTTTAGCGGAATAGGAGGCTTTGATTTGGCCTCGGAGTGGATGGGATGGGAAAACATATTCCATTGCGAATGGAATGAATTTGGACAAAAAGTTTTAAAATATTACTGGCCTAAAGCAATAACTTACAATGATATCACCAAGACAGATTTCACTATTCACCGAGGATCAATTGACATCCTTACAGGTGGATTCCCTTGCCAACCATACTCAACCGCTGGGAAGCGACTTGGTAAAGAAGACGAGCGCCATTTATGGCCCGAAATGCTTAGAGCAATTCGAGAGATTCAACCGAGCTACGTCGTGGGCGAAAACGTTCGCGGCCTTGTTAATTGGAATGGAGGGTTGGTATTCGACGAGGTGCAAGCTGATCTGGAAGCTGAAGGCTACGAAGTCACACCGTTTTTACTTCCAGCTTGTGGCGTCAACGCCGTCCACAGAAGGGACAGAATTTGGTTCGTTGCTTTTAAAAACTCCAACAAAAATGGATGGGGAAGTAAGCTCAGGCAAAGCGAACCCAGTGAGTGGGAACAGTGGGACATTGGCTCAGGAGATAATGAGCGGATACAAACCGACAATGGAAAAACTTGGGATGCTTCCGACTCCAACTTGTATGGATGCAACGAATGCAACTGCAACAATGAAATCAACACAAGTGAAAGAGGGATCAATGCATTCGGTGACATTAACAAGAGCGATGTTAATGGGGATGCTTCCAACTCCGATGGCATCGGATGCGACAACAGGGGCGATAATTGGGAAGAACGATATATTTGTAGAAACGAAGGGTTTACCGAGAAAAATAAATCAGAATGGAACGGATGGCAGCGTGGGACTGGGGAGATTAGTTCAAATGCTTCCGACCCCGATGGCTTCGGATTGCGGAGACAAAGTAACAGGATTGGAAACTCAAGACTCATTGGTAAAAATAGCAAGGGAAATAACTGGCAAAACTTCCCAACTGTCTCCCCGATTTGTGATGGAGATGATGGGATTTCCAACAGACTGGACTCTATTACCTTTCCTAAATGGAGAAACGAATCAATAAAAGCTGGAGGAAACGCAATCGTGCCACAAGTAGTTTATCAAATATTTAAAGCAATAGATCAATACAATCAATTAAACAACCAGTTAACATTATGAGCAAGATTTACGGCGGTAACGCAAAAATTATTCAAACCAAGTTTGGCGAAATGACAAAGATTAGCCAAAGCCGTAGCGATTTAGAAAAGCTATTGGCATACCTAAACGCAAACGATTCAGAATGGGTAAACCTGGTATTAAAGGAAAAGCAAGAAAAGGTTGAAGGCAAGCCGACGCATTACTTGGAGGTAGACGATTGGAAGCCAGTACAAGTGGCAAATAAGCCTACAGAGAAACGAATTGTCCCAAACGATGACTTACCATTTTAATGAGAAAAAATGATTTGTACGCAATCTTTGCGGCGCTAGTAGGCATTGCTTTACTGGCGTTGCTAAAGGTTTCTAGTTTGCTGCTATTTATGGTTGCCTTAGCTTTGTGGACTTTAGCCTGGTCTTGGATTTACAAAAAGTGTAAATGATTCAGTTTAAAATTAACGAAAAGCCTTTGAGCGTCAATTTAGCCTGGCAAGGTAAGCGGTATAAAACGCCAGCTTACAAAGATTACG